AAATCACCTAAATTAAGATCGAGTCCTTCAAACGTCACAAAATTGGTTGTTCGGTATAAAGCATAGGTACCAATAATGTAGTAGTAACCACCAATCTTTTTAACACTAGCATCTCTTAAACTGCCTAGCTGCTCGGTAAAGTATGCAACGCTGTTCCAATCCACTAAGTTATCAGAGTAGGCCATTGCGGGTACAGCATTCCACACGTTTGTGGGTGTCGGATCTGCATAGAAGCCAAAGTATATATAACGGTGGTTGTTAATTGCGTCTAAGGGTGCCAAGCTACCAGCTCCTTTCTTAATTCTTTAATATGTACGAAAAAAGAGACTGTCATAGCCTCTTAATTCAGATAAATAAAGCGAAAATGAAAATCAATATCCAAGTCCGCCGTACTAATTATTTTTATGTCGTTATATCCGGGTGCCAAAGTTAAGTACGTGAAGTCGGTACTATTATTGGCTAGGTTCCCGTTGAGATATAAATTAACGCCGTCCCACACGAGTTGATCCGTAGTGGTTAATGTTCCTGTGTAGGAGACATGTGTCCCTGTGGTAGAGTTCTCAATCCTAACCTGACCAGTCGTATTCTTAACGATGACCTGTAAATCGTGATGCTGAATAGGATTTACTTCAATGTCTGACGCGTTATAAATTTGAAATGATCTGGTCGCGTTGTACTCATACTGTAAGGACTTATTCATGGGGAGATTCATGCCCATTTGCCATAGCCCATGATCGTAGTCCATCACATCGTCGGAATAACCTAGTGAGTATTTCAGTCCACTCGGATTATCGAACGGAATTGTTATAAGCGCAGTGTTGGAGCCGTCTTCTGTGGGAGCCACCGTAAAATTACCGGCATAGACATATTTAACAATGGCGGGTTCACTATCAGTTCGAATCCGATATAACCCTTTTTGTACAAAGAACTTCGCTAATGTGTGCTTCTTCATCTGATAGTCGTACCAGTCTGAAAACTGCAATTTAAACTTAGCATTAACCACATTTTGTGCCCTTTGTTGAAAGGCATATGTTGCTCCATCTAATCCGTCATCAGTGCCATAATTGTTCGTTAACAAGGGGTCACTATCATCTTGTAGAAAGTGAAAATCACTGGTAATATCCTCACAATTAACTTCTGTGTCGCTTCCGGGCGGTAATATATACATTGTTGGCTTTAGCAATTAATTTCACCTCCTAGTTAAATGATTGAAAACTGGCTATGCCCTGATCTGTCGCCGTCTTTCGATAAGCTACATTCTCGTCATATCCTACAATTCCTTTAGTAGCGGCAATTTGATCGGCATTTAAGCCGATGAGCGTTTTCATCATGGCAGCCATCCGATTAACCGTGTTGGTTAATTCGGCAATCTTGCTATCTGCATTACTAGTGGAAGCTGTGTTATTGCTATCAAGTGACTTGCCACCTGTTTTAGCATCTACAACGGCCTTTAACACTTGCCAAGCTCTACTGTCTTTAGCGGCTTCTAGTGGTAGAACAGCTTCAGGCTTGTTGTGTTCTGCAATTTGAGCGTATTGCCAATTACGGACAATCCCGCCGTTTGCCCATCCATGACCATTACCGATATTCTTCCAGCCACCTTCACCACCGTGGTTCAAAGCATTAATAGCGGCCATGATCTGATCGGCACCATTGAGAATATTAGTGTGTCCCTTCATAGCCCAATGAGCAAATGTTGATGGAATAAACTGTAATAACCCTTGTGCGGGGTGACCACTAGCCGAGTTAATATCATGTACCTTCTGCAAAACTGTTGGATCGCCATTAGATTCAGTTTGGATCTGTTTCAGCAACTTACTTACTTGACCACCTGAAATATTGAAGTTCATTGAAGCCGCCACAGCTTTAATAATCGGTTCCCATCGTGCTACCCCAGCACCCGTTGGATTAGCAATAGATTGAAATTGCTTCTTAACCCATTCCACGGCGTCCTTAGCAACAGTAATAGGGAAGTGGGTGAGAATATCATTGGCTAAACTAACCTTACTGGTGGCACCGCCCATGAAATGTTTGAATAATGATTCCATGAATTCAGCTGGCTTTTTGAGAATATCTTCGGTGCTATCGAGAACGTCCTTAGCACCACTCCATAATCCACTAAAGAAGTCACCAATCCCACCTGCATAGCCCGGAATTCCCATCATTTTGGCTAATTGTGCCGATTTATCACCGCTTAACACGGAGGTACCTTTAGGTAGTGGTACAATCATGTCTTTTATAGCTGGGAACATGCCTATTTGCCCATTCGGCAAGCGGTACATTTCGCGATAGTTAGCGCCTTGTCCGTCATTAACCTTAGCTAAGCCGCCTTGATGAGTGTCCTTAGTTCCTTGAGCGTAACTAGGCATAGGTACTGACCAATCGCCACTAATCTTACTTGCGCCAACCTTATCAAGCACCCAATTAATGCCTTTCTCCAGTCCTGATAACATATCGTTGAAGGGTTTGACGATTCCTCGAACCAAGTCCACAAAGTGCTTATGAATAGACTCCTTGGCGTCCGATACAGTATTACCAATGGCGGACATTTTAGACTTCCAAGCATTCACCATGTCCCCCAGACGTCCACCAGTCATTTGATTTAGTTTGTTGTACATATCAGAAAAAATATTATGCACAAATGATCGAATTGAGTTAGCAGTATTCTTCAAGTCACTACCAACCTTGTTCCATTTACCGGTCATAACATCATGCCAGACTTGCGTATAATTGTTCAGCACATTATATCCAGATCGGAAGGTAGTTTTATGATCATTGAACATCTGAATGGCCTTTTTGCGTGTATCATTGGACATGTTACTGAACCAATTGCCCACATTATGAGCACCCGTAGACGATGTTTTTGTGACATCACGCCAACCATTAGAAAAGGTCGTTTTACCTGATTTCCACAGGTTAGATAGGTGCTTACCAGCGTCATTTTTAAGACTCACAAAAGATTTAACGGCACTCTTAGCACCATTAGATGTTGACTTCGTGAAGTTATTCCAACCTTTTTTGGCGTCTTTGCCAATACCCCTAGCCCATTTTCCAAGATTCTTAATAGCATCGACAGCCTTGCCAATATACTTCTTGGCGTCCTTAGCAATCCCATTGACGAAATTACGGAACTTCTTATTGTGCTTATACAGTTCTACCAGGGCCACACCAATCGCAACAATTGCAGAAGCCACGGCAATGAATATATTAGCTTTCATAGCAACATTTAACGCTTTCTGAGTTACTGCTGTAGTCTTGGCTGTAGTTGTATAACCCTTTAATGCAATCACCATGCGACTAAGTCCCAAACTGAATGTTGTTACACCACCCATGATCTTCTTAACGGCAAAGGCACCAATTAACACCTTGCCAAAGGTCGCTACAGCCGTTTGATGTTGCGCTAAGAAATTGATTAAGCTTGCAGCTTTGGTCGCTAGTTTAGCAATACCTGTACCAAGCTTTTCTACACCAGCCTGAGTCTGCTTGTTATTCAGCGCCTTGTTTAAACTAGTAAGTCCCGTGGCAGATGTTTCAACTAACGGTTTCATCAAGGCTTGCCGTGTATCTGCCCAGGTTTGTTGCATGTGTTTCATAGCGCCCGCAGATGATTTGTCAAATTCCGAACTATTTTTTCCATAATCTTTTGAGGCTTTAGCTAGAATTTGATTGAACTGATCAGAAGTCATTTTCCCAGATGATACAAGATCATTGAATGACTTTTGGGACATGCCACTTGCTTTTTGCAGGGCCGCAGACATACCTGGAGCTGATTTTTCCAACCGACCTAAGCTTGAACTGGTAACGGTACCCGCTGATTCGATTTTGGATAACCCATTAGCGAAAGCATCTGATTGACTTTGATTTAATTTTAATTGATCTGATAAACTACCCACGCCTTTAGCTAAAGCGTTCGCTTGTTTCACTGAACCAGTCGTGGAGTAGAAACGTGTAACCAAATTTCCAACTGCTGTAGCCGATAAATTGGTATTTTCTTTCAGCGACTTAACAGACAGCCCTAGTTGTGCCACACCCTTATCAGAAGCTCCAATGTTCTTCCACTTTTCACCCATTTCAGTAGCGACTTCGGCTGATTCATAACCAGCTTTAACCGTTTCACCAATATCAAAAGTGAGCATACCAAAAGCATTGCTTAACGTATTACCAAGAAAACTCCCTTTAATAATGTCGCCGAGATGCCGGGACTGTTTAGCAGTCGCTTCCTCGGCCGTTTTGAGTTGAAGCACTTTATTTCGCATACTCAAAAAATAGGCATTGGGTTGCTTTTCCATAGACACTCGTAGCTCATTAGCTTGTGTCTTAGTCTTAGCCATAGCAGTAGCAGTCTCGTTGAGCCGTGTCTTGGCCTTCAAGTATTCATCACTATTTTGCCCAAATTCTCTAGCCGCCGCAATCGTTTCGGTACGTTGCTTCTTGTATTGACTAGTTAGGTTCTCTAGTGCAGTGTCTAACCCTTTAACCTTAGCTACTTGAGCTTCTTCTGATTTGCCCTCAGCCTGCAATCGTTCAATATGCGACTGAATAGCTTTGTTGTTCAACTCGAAGCTGTGTTGTAACCCCGCAAGTCCGGACTTCTGGTACTCCATGGACTGCTTAGCGCGATTCTGCTGGGCTTCTAAGCTGGATAATCGAGTCGTTGCTTGATCAATCTGACGCTGGTATTTGAGATACTCTTGCGCGGTTTCCTCAGTATTCCCCTTGAGTTCTGATTGCTCCCTTGTCAGTTTAGCAATCTTGTCTTGTTGAGCAGTAATAGACTTTCCTAAGCCTTCATACTTGGCTGTAGCGGCGCCTACATAGTCACCAGCGGACTTCATCTGTGCTTCGGAGGCTTTCCACGATTGGGTGAATGAGTTGACACGAGTTGTGATCGACTTAATAGACTCGCTAGCCTTGAGCATATCCAATGCAACTTCGGTGCTCATCTGCGCCTGTACTTTTTTCACCACAATTATTCCTCCTTTCCTTAATGAATTAAGCTCAACGGATCAACTTCACGATCCTTAGGTTCCTTGGCGGCTAAGATGTCGTTCAGTTCGAAATAGTCTGCTTCGTCGTAGGTCTCTAATGACCAATGCAAGTTAATAATGGCTTCTTTTTCGGCCAGCTTTAAGTCCTCGACCCTATTAGTCCACTCGAAGACCCGTTCCGCTGGCGACCCTACTTTTTTGGGTCAACGTCCTCATTTTCAGCGTCCTTGATATCCTGTTCTGACATACCGAGCATTCTTTGTGTGATGTGATTGATTAATCCAAACGTGGCATCACTTTCGAGGCCATCTAATACCTCTTGTTGCTTGGCATTTAATTTGAGTAACGACTTAGCGTAGTCCACCATGGCGTCGGTTAATTCCAGCATCATTTTGATCTGTTCAATTGGCTTCTTGCCTTCCACGTCATCTGTTTGAGCCATTTTAAGCTGTAATTCGTAAGTCTTTCGCATGTTCTTATTCGACTGCTTTACCGTAAATTTTTTGTTAAATTCGTGTAAATAAATATCCATAATTTGATTCCTCCAATTTAATTTTATGTATACAAAAAGCCGCCATAAGGACGACTTAAAAGTGTTCTATGAAATTAGCCTTGACCTGATCCTGATCCACCTGTGGTAGTACCACCGGTAGTGGCTGTGTATCCATTGAATACATCCGCTAACATTGCTTTTTCATCAAATCCGGTATCAGAAGCTAGGAAGTTCTTATATGGTTCTTCCCAACGATCCACTGTAAGAGCTGTAAACGTAAGGGCATCAGCTTCCCGGTTAATGGTGGTGTCTGTATCTGATTTAATGTTTTGAGAAGCAGCTGAAACAATGCAAGACCCAAATGCAAAGTAAACCGAGTACTTTCGGTCAAGTGTCTGCGTTTCAACTAGCAGTGCTACTTTTGGTTTGGAGCCTGAATAGACATAGCCACCCTTTCCATCGGAAGTATAGCCAGTAATCTTGTTCTTAACGTCTCCCGGCATGTTGTTAACCGTCAACGCGATACTTGGCTTAGCCGGTTGGGTATATGAATCCTGCAAATCATTATTCCCAGGCACAACCACCACAGCACCTTCTAAGTTCGTAATATTCGCTTGCGTTGAACCCAACATACTATGGTCGATTGCCAATAATCCATTTGCGGATAATCCTTTGTCTGCGTCTGCTACAATTTTTCCATTGTCATCTAATAGGGCAATGGTTGCTAATTTCAGTCCTACGTTAGCCATTAAATAATCAATTCCTTTCTTTCAGTTAAATAATTTTTGAGTAAGACAAATAAAAAGTAGCTGTCACCTGAAACGAATCGGGGTCAACTACATGCGATTTAATTTGATTTATTTGCCAATAATTTGTTTTAAATAATTGGAGCAGTGGTATTTCTAGCTCCTCGGGGTCGAAATCTAAATCCCGTTTGTAGAAAATTTGAAGTTCAATCTGCGTGTCATATGCGTAGAAACCATCGTTACCGCCGATATCTGGTTGAGAGTTAACATCTTGAATCAACACAATGGTGTCGTCTACATTTTCCTGTGCCTCTTTCGGTAAGTTAAGCGTATATACCGTGTCTATTTGGGGAAACTTGGCGTCCTCAATTAGATCAGCGGCCATGGTAGTCGTTAACATTAGCTACCACCTTCAATCTTTTTAAGCAACTTCTGGTACTCCGCTTGTTGCGCCATGACTACTTTCTCAATAGTTTCCGGATCATTACGGATATCCTCGACAAAGTGATCAGCTGAATACTTCTTAGTTCCGTCATTTAGACGTCGAGCATTCATTGCATGATAGGGATTATCCCACCCTACGGAACTTACACCATTCTTTACGCCGTCTACATTGGTTGCTTGTTTGGTAACATGATCCGCCATATGACCGTATTTCTTGTCATCGTGGGAGCTGTAATGTTTCTCCCGGGTAACATCGGTGTACACTTTCTGCAACTCATCAGCACCGGCCTTAGTGATCTTAGCTTGATTAGCTGGGGTCATTTCAGCCACCTTTTTGACATCATTAAGCCAACTATTTAGTACATCGTCTAATCCAGCCATTACGAACCACCTACTTTTTTAACCAGTTTTAGCGTCAGATAATCATACTTGTTAACACCCATAGAATCGTCTGGGCTGTCGCTTTCAATAGAATATTCACCGTCAGATAGCTTAACCTGCATAGACTCATTGACTGTTGGATTATGCCTAATTGCAATCGTTTTGGTATTAGTAACATTATTAGAAATTGCCAAATACTGTTGGGCCATAGTTTGCTTGATTGGCGCATAATGAAGTGTCAATTTATAGTCATAATCTGGCACACTAACTCCCGCACCATTCTTTTTGGAAGTTGGAAAACCGAATTGAGCTACTTTATTAAACTGACTGGGTAGAATTCGCTTGGTCATCTGGGTACGCCTCCTCATATGCTTGTGCGTAGAGACCGCGGAGTTGACCGATAATACTATTTAAAGTGAGGTCAATATCATACGTTTGCGTATCCGACATCGCGATCCGATACTGATAATACGTGCCTGCTAGTGACATCACGGCAACTTTAAATAGTGCCGGTACACTTGTGCTATCATCCGTGTAGAAAGTAGTGATATCCGTGCCCACGGCGTTTTTAACGTACTGTTCAGCCGCGTCAATATAGGCGCTCATTAGCGTATCAGAATCGTCAATATCTAAATTCATCATGTTGCCGACGTCTGACACCTTCACAACATTGTCTGCCATCTCATCACTCCTTTATAGCCGCCCCGTTAGGCACTGTGTATTTCATTGGCGACGCTAATTAACTAATTGTTAGCCATTGGTTGTAGCACTAGCCGCAAAGTTAGCCGGCTGATCCGCAATAGCCTTGAATGAGCCAGCAACAAATGCTTCACTATCCGTGGCTTCGACATCAAAACGGTCAATAACGCGAATCTTGTATTGATCTTTTTCGAATGCACCTGCGCCAATGTTAGTTGCGAGCAAGGACATGTTTTCACGGTCAAACAGTGTCACCGCTTGTGATAAGTCACCATAATACAGTGGATATACAGGAGCCGCTGTTGTTCCAGCATTTGGTAACCACTTGTCAGCTACCTCCACAATCCGCTTACCACGAATTAAATACTGATCAGGTTGTGTTGGATCTGGTTGCAATAGATAACGCCCCATAGCATCCTTAACCTCGGAAAGTACATTGAGACCCGACGTATTTGTCATTAAGAACGACGTAGGTTTAATGGCGGGATCAACAGCAGTATTAATCATCGTAATAATGTCATCGAACTTAGCCAAGGTTGGCTTAGTTGGAACTGCGTTCATTGCCGTAATAATTTTGGCGTTGCGAGTAACAACTGTCTTCTTAGCAATCCAACTTGATAACCATGCTAAGATGTTATCCGCGGTATCTTTAATCAGTGAATTTGTTACCGTGGTAATACCAGCATAGCGATGGATGGTGTACTTAATTAATGTCAATTTAGGATCGTCGTTATCACCAATCGTGGCCGTTTCATCGTCTAAATCAGCCAATGGTGTTACATCCGTCCACTTTTCATAAACGCGTGATCCAGTTTGCGTAGTAACCGCCTCATGGTTCACATATTGTTGTAGTGAATCATATTGACGAACCAAGGTATGAATGGCTGTTTGAATATCTTGCGGAATGGTAAGGCCAATGGCATTACCTGATTCGTCAGTCGATGAGGTTACTAGGTTCATAACCTTTGGATCACCCTTGATCATGCCTTTAAAGTTCTTAACGAACTCGTCTTTGAGGTTCTTTTCCTTGTTATCTAGTGGCTTAGTGTCGTCTTTTGACATGTTCGCAATCTCATTTGCACGAGCATTCTCTAGTGCTTCGTTCGCGAAATCTCGTACTTTTGATGCCTTGTCAAACTCATCTTTGATTTTTTGCAAATCTTCTGCGGTAAACGCATCAGAATCTTCGCCGAGCTTAATAGCCATATTTTGACGCTTGTCCTCAATATCTTGTACCTTAGCCCCAGCGTCTTCAAAAGCTTTTTTTAATTCATTAATTTTTGGCATCTTAGTGCCCTCCTTATTTATCTTTGCCAAACAAAATAGCCAATTTGCTCTTCCTTACGGAATTATCAGATTGACTATTGTTTTCGGTTTTGTTTTCTTTTACATTTACTGGTTCTGGTTTTTCAGCCTTTCGCATCAACATTTTAACCTTTGAAATCATATCTTTACTTAATAATGAACTATTCGCGATGTTAGTCACCGTTGCTGGTTGTTTCGCAAACATAACTTCGTCCGCAAAGCCCTGCTTAACGGCATCTTGTGCATTGATCCAAGTCTCATCAGACATCATTTTGTAAATATCTTGCACGTCCATGCCTGTCTTTTCGGCATATAAATTGGCAATTCCTTGATCAGTTGAGTCAAGCCCTTGTAAGTCACTGGCCAAATCGTCTGCATTGCCTTGTGACATGGTTGAAGCTCGATGAATCATCATTTGACCCGTTGGCGAAATTTTAACGGTATCACCTGCCATCGCAATAATTGAAGCTGCAGAAGCCGCTAAGCCCACAATATCTACTTCCACATCACCAGCATAATTCTTTAATGCCGTGTAAATTTCAGAACCAGCGAACACATCACCACCTGGTGAATTAATCTCTGCGACTACCGGCATTCCTTGTGCTGCATCTAGCGCGCTCTGAACGCTCGTTGGAGTAGCAACTGAATAACCGAAGAATTCGTACACCTCGGCATCGTCGTCACTCGAAATAACACCTTTAATTGGTACTGCTGTCATCGTTATCACCACCTTTATCATTTGATTGAATTACTACTTGTTGGGTCGGTTGCGTTTTAGCTTCAGGCATATCTGCTGGGAAATATCCCGTTTGTTGTAGCAACCAGCTAACTTGATTAGTTGCAATAGCTCCATTTTTAACAAGTGCCCCAAGATTGGCCGCAAAATCATCACCTAGCGGATCAATAGCTGGCCTAATATTGGCTGTCACGGTTGCTGATAGTTTATTGTCTAGCTCACTAACAATCATCTGGGCATATCGATTAAGCGTATTGGCATAATTACCCTTGATTTGATCAAGACTGGATTGTTGATCACCTGTACCATTTAAATAGCTATCTGGTACTTGATATACCTTGGCAACCTGTGTTGACGTCCAATTGACTGACGATAAGAGACTAGCTACGTTCGAGTTAATCTCAAGTGGCGTCCAATCTTCCAACCCATCAATTACAATTGGTCCATTATTTGACTCTGCCATTTGTCGCATAAACTCTCGCGAATGCGATGCCTTTATCTTCCAGTTAATCAAACCTTTATCGTTGTTGATCTTTAAAACACCGGGTGATGTTACCGATTGTGATAAGGCGTTTTTGGTTAATTTGTTTGATAAATCTTTAATATTGATTTCACTAGACAATGCTGACAGTGGGCTGATACCAGTTTTACCACCATCTTTGCTGTATAAGCGCAAATGGATCATATCTGACTGTGGAATTGCCTGAATCACACCAACTTGTGGTTCATCGAACGTGACTGTATATATCAATCCAGACCCATCTCCCAGTAAGAATGTGTTCACTTGTGAAGGACGTAAATATTCCCATCTCAAGTCAACACCGTTAACATTACGCCAGCGGTAAGCAAACGCTTCTCCGTTTAATAGTGCTTGCATAAACATTGATTGCCAGAATCCACGTGAGCTAGATGTTGAACTCGGATTATCAAGGATACTTTGTGCACGTGGCATGTTTGCCTTATAACTAACAGTTGCTAGGTCTCCAGACAATTGTGTCACTACCGAATAGATATCCGAATTCTGCAAGGCAATATCAGCACTCACATATTCGGCGCCCGGTACATTACCAAAAATGCTCATAATATTATCATCGCTTAACGAGTAGGCTTGTTTGCTACCAGATAATGCTTGAAACTTTCCTCTTAAAATAGCCATTATTGACCACCACCTTTAGTAGCTGGCAAATCAATCAGCAGTCCGAATACAAGCCATATAACCGCTAGAAAGATCATTCCTGGAATTAGGCCAAACAAAAACGCACTAATTGTGCCGAAGATACCGGCTAGTGCGTAACAAATTGCGTCATTATAATGTTTTATCCAAGCTAAAATTCTCTTTATTTTAGACACCCCCGTCCGTTAATCCAGATTCTGGATTTGTCAACCATGCTTCAATCTCTTCCGTTGTCATTCTGGACACTTCTTGCGACTTGTCGTTAACAATACCAAAATCCTCAAAGTGGTACATTGCTTGAAACAGAGCGTCGATAATTGCATCAACCACATCAATTTTGAAAGTTGCGGCCGCTTTATCGACTTGGATACCAATTTTATCTTCAATAATTTGTGCATTGATTAAGGCTTTTTCTAAAATTTCGTCATCATCTCTTGTGATCGTTGATTCAATCATGCCAGCTTGTAAAAACTTAGTAGGGTCTTTTAGTTCGCTTGTTCGCTGTCTGATAGGTTCTAGTGGAAAGCTTGTATTAAGTTCCATTTGTTTGATAGCAGTGGTTGCCCCCCACGCATCGTAGCCAAAAAAGATAACATCTAAATTGTTATCTTCAACGTAATCCAGTAACCAACGATAAACCTGATCATCATTGATAAGCCCTTGAGGATGACTAGTAATCGTGCAGACCCCCTTCTTGGCCAAATTTCGATAATCTATCCCGTCCTGCTTTTCTTTAGCTTCAATTGACCCTGCTTTTTGCCAAGGAATGAACGAATGCTGCTTGACATGCCATTTCTTGGTACCATGATCCATATATGGAAACACGAAAGCAAAAGCCGTGTTATCGCTAAACATGGAGTAATCAAAACCAATGTACACAGGACATCCTGTGTATTTAAAATCTCGATGTACAGATTTTTCAATATCTGCCAATTTCAAGAATGAATTAGTTGCTTCTTGCAACCACATATTAAGGTTTTTATTTTGAAAACGGTCAATGTGTCCTGCCATTGCTTCGCTATTACGATTATTCACAAGACCTTTTAGCAGAACTTCTTTTTGACCATCTAAATAAAGCAATGGGTTTGATTTGTACCAGGTTTCGGGTTTATACGTCTCGTCTAGGCTATCTTGACACCAGATTAACCCTAAATAGTTATCTCCCTCACGCTTGTAGTCTTGTTCCATAAGATGTTGAACCATCTTTTGGTCTGCATGGTAGGGTACAGATGGGTCGGGATAAGCTGTCGATATCTCGATGTACTGGTGATTAGGAACTTTAACTTGACCAGACGTGATCTTCGCTGACCCTTCATCAGTTTTAATGTTGCCAATTTCATCAAAAACCGCAGTTGTGTAGTGAAACGAATCATATTTACCGGCGTTAAACGATAGTGGCCGTAAGTTGTTGTTAGACTTACGCATTGTTATTTTATTGTGTAGCACCGCTAGTTCTTTTTCTTTGGCTAGTCTAGCAAATAAAGGTTGTTCGTCTACAATCTTGGGGATCATGCTAGAAATATACCCGAACAATTTGCCAGTTTGATCTGCATTTTCAGCAGTTACTAAATAATCTTGATTAGATAAGCCCATTGATTCAATCAAGTACGTATAGCACTCGTAAATCGCCATCAAATAAGTTTTCCCTTGACCACGAGCAACCGAAAGAATACAACGATCAAACCTTTTCAAATTGGCTTTATCACGCCAACCAAATAGCTGACAAAAAATGAACTTTTGCCAGTCCATTAACGCCGTTGGTTCACCCGTATCGACGTTAGGACAAATTGCTGCAAAGTTTAAAATTTTCGTGGTTTCTTTTGGGTCATAAT